GAACACCGTGGCCGCCAGCATCAGCGTTGCACTTTCAACACTGACCACCAAGCGCGGCGCACAGCTCACTTACATCCCGATCGCCAACACGTCGGCGACGATCAAGGTGGTCGGCACCGGCGCTTCTCCGCCGGTGATCGACACCAGCGGCGTACAGCATGCGCTGCCGGCGATCACCACCAACGTCACCAGCGATCTCAACATCCGCGTGCCCGCGGCATTCAACATTGGCCGGCCAACACTGTTTGACCGCCCCAACGCCACCGCCGATGCCGCCGGCATTTCCGTGGAAGGCGTGGATTGCGTGGCGCCGTTGTGGCCGCAGGGAACCGCGGTGACGCAGGACTCAAGCTACATCGTGGTGGGAAACAACATCTGGCAGTGCATTGTTTCCGGGACAACCGGATCGAGCATTCCCGCCGGCTTTGGCACAAGCGCCAACACGCTCTATGCCACCGTCACCGACAACACGGCGACCTGGCAGAACCTGGGGCGCGGGCATCTGCTGACGTTGCGCTTTGCCAATCTCTCAGGATCCACAGCTCAGCCCACAGCGAACGAATTTAATTTCTGGCAGCCGTAAAAACGCTGCCGGGATGAGCGCGGGCTGTTAGTCGTGGGGGACGGCAACGGTCCGCGTTTTAACAAATCAGCAAGGGAATCAATTTTCTATGGCAGACAAGAACCTGATGAGCGCGATCTCCGGCCTGGCCGATGCGAAGCCGGATCCGGAGAAGGTGAAGGATGCAAAGGCGAAGCCGAAGCCCAAGGTGGTGAACCTGGGCAAAGGCGGATCGTTCAACGTCAAGCAGCATCCGCATCGCAATCTGGGCGAGTACCTGCATAAAAAGAAGTAGAGCGGCGAGCGCCGCGGCAATCCCCGCACCTTCCAAACCATTTTCCTCCCCCTTCGGAGAAAACAATTTTATGTCGTTGAACACAATCCAATTCATGAGCGCTCTCCCCGCCCAATCCATTTCAACCAACAACCAAGCTCCGCTGCCGGGCGACAACCTGGGCGCCGCGCTTTTCAGCGAATTGCAGGCGAGATATAGCGCTCTGGCCCGTTATGGCGCGATCTATGCGATCGATTCTGACGCGGTCACCCTGGCCGCGGCCAACGCGACCAAGGGCGCCGCCGGCACCATCAAACTGATCAACGGGCTGTTCAACCCGCCAAACTCGGGCGTGAACGTCCACATTCTTTCCGTGCGCAGCGCCACCGTTTCCGGCACGCCGGCGGGACCGCTGTTTTACAACGCGCAAACGCTTGCGGGCGGCGTAACGCTCACCAGCGCGGCCACCGGCTCGATCCGCTCTCTGCTGGTCAACACCGCGGTGACGCCGACGCCTTCCGGGATCATTCCGCAGGTGAACGTGGTGATCGCGCGCTCAGATTCGGCAACCACGGCATTCACACAGATCGGCGTGCATGGAGGCCCGGCAGCCATCGCGGCCGGCGCCGGCATGTATCAGGTGATCGACGAAGTGGCGGGATCGATCATTGTGCCTCCGGGCACGGTGTTCGGACTGGCGGCCGTGGGCGCGGGCACCTCACACGTGGTGCAGACGACCATCATCTTCGCGGTCCTGCCGATCTAAGACTCGGCGCAAACGTTTGCAAGGCGCCGCTGATTCCTCCACGGCGGCGCGGAGCCCTCTCATGAGCAAATTCTTTCAAAAACCTATCATCGTCACCACGCCGATGGCGCAGAGCTATTGGGCCACGCTGCGCGCGCAGAATGTCCTGGCCGCGTCCATGGGGAAGCCGCTTTGGATGAAGTACATCACGTGGAACGATCCCGGCCCCAACGCGCAGTTTGTGATCACTGATTCCCTGGGCAACGAACTGAAGTCAGGGAACACGCCGGCGGATTATGTCGGCGGCGATATTACTGTGCCAGTCGATGAGCAATGGCGCGACTGGCAGGTGACGGTACTCACCGGCGGCGATCTTTATCTGCACCCACGGTAGCCGATGGCACCGTTCAATCCGGACGTTCTGCCGGCAGACAAAAACCGGAATTACCGGCAGGAATTCGATGAGCTGAGCGAAGCCGGGCGCCAAGTGTGGCTGGAGCACCGGCTGCGCGGGCAGATTGACCATCTGTTCCTGGCCAATGAGCTGATGGGCTATGACTTTCAGCCCAATCCTCATGAGGCGCTATTTCGCGAGCTGCTGCAGAAAGACCGCGAGCAACAGAAAGCGCTTTACCAGCTCGGCAGCCCGTGTAAGTGCCGTCCGGAATATCGAGCGGCGTGCAAAAAATGCAACGGCACGGGGATCAATCGCCGCAAAAAGCGGATGATCCAGTGGCCGCGCGGCCTGTTCAAGACCTCGGCGATCATCGTTGAGATCGTGCAGCTGATCCTGAACTACCCCAACATCAGGATCCTGTTTCTTACGGGCAACCTGAAGCTGGCCAGGCGCCAGCTATCGCGCGTAAGAAAAGTATTTGAAAAGCCGACGGCGAAATTCCGCCAGCTCTATCCGGAATTTTGCGCGGCGCCGGGCAAGAAGCTGCCGGACGCTTCGAGCGAGGAGTTCACGGTCCCATGCCGGACGCTGGACCAGTTCGCCGAGCCAACGTTTTCGATCTCCTCGGCCAAGAGCGTCAAATCCGGCTCGCATTATGACGTAATTTTCGTCGACGACCTGGTCAACGACCAGAACTTCAAGTCGAAGGCGATGCTGGAAGACGCGTGGAACGATTATTGCGCGGTCGGCCCGCTGCTGGAGCCCGCGGGCTTCCTCTTCATCACGGGAACGCCATATGCGTTCGGCGACACGTATGAGCGGATCGAGGAAGCGGCCAAGAAAGAAGAGGCCGAGACCGGATCGAGTGTTTGGGAATTTTCATTCAAGAGCTGCTGGGTCACGCTGTGCAAGACCTGCGGACATCCGGATCTGCGGCATGACAGCGATCGCAGCCACTCGAAGCCGCCCTGCACCATGGAGGGCTGCGAGTGCAAGTGCTTCGTCGATTCGGGCGAAAAGCAAGTCCTGTTCCCGCTGGCGATCACGCGCGACGGACGCCAGGTCGGGCACACGGTCGAGTTCCTGGAGTCGGAAAAGCGCGAGAAGGGCGCCGACTTCTTTGCGCTGCAGTACGAGTGCCGGCGCATATCGAAAGAAGAACAGCGATTCACGCCGGAGTTGCTGGACCGGCAAACATTTTCTGATTTGCGCGATATTCCGCCGGCCGCGGGCACGTTCATGGTCGGCGACCTGAGCTACATCGGCAATGACAAGCGCGATCTCAGCGTGCTTTACCTGGTCAGGGTTTGGATGGGCGTGCTGTGGGTCTACAAGTGCCTGGCCGGCCGCTGGGACATAGATCAGTGCTGCTCGGCGATCATCGGGGCAATTATGCAGGACCGGCCGCAGGCGGTGTGGCTGGAAAAGTTTCTGGGCTGGGAAGGGTACGACAAAGTCCTGCTGCGGATGGCGAACGAACTCAAACTGCAGCACCTGCCGATTGAGTGGAAAAAGCTGGACCGGCGCGCGGACGCGAAGATGCTGCGGATCGGCGGCGTGCTGCCGTGGCTCACCAGCCGCAAGCTGTGGCTGTTTGCCGGCATGGACCGCTATGACAAGGTGCGCGGCCAGCTTTTGAAGTGGCCGAAGATCTCCGGTCACGACGATGATGCCGACAATCTGGGACATGCATGCGAAGTCCCGCACGGCGCGGCCGGCATTCCGGCGCCGCCGGGTCCTGGAACGATGGCGGACCGCGTGAGGGAGATGCATCGCGAGCGCGCAATGGCGGAAGGCGCAGAGAGATTTCAGTTCGGCGGAACGGGATCAGGGATTGTTAGTTGAGGATCCGGGGGATCATCGCTAGCAATTCAAGGTCAGCAGGTAAGCAAGGCAATCCTTCAAGTCCGCGCACAAAAGAACGCAGCAGCGCAATTTTCCCCTCGCGCGAAGGACAGCGATCCAGCGAGTCAACGCAACAACCGAGAATCAGTAGCTGTAGCTCTTCTTCATCCACTTTTGCATTTATACCATGGCCACGCAACCACAAATTCGATTGACCGACATTCCCGGCGTGCGTGAGATCACGCACGAGCTGGCGCAGCCGTTCAGCCAGGACCAGGTAGGCTTTGGCGATCAGCCGCGCGACGACGCGTCCATGGCCAAGGAAGCGATCGGCAACCGCATGCTCTCGGAAGGCTTCATGGCCGGCCGCGGGCTGGGCGCCATGTGGGATCTGACGGGAGTGATCCTGCGGGCATTCGTGGAGCCGATCAAATGGCGCGGATCGGACCAGTATCGATCGAGCCTGGGCATTCCGCTGCTGGCGGAAAACTTTTATTCATCGCTGAGCGTCTTTCAGCAGCAGCTTTTCAGCGGTTACGAGCCGTTCAAGATCGAAGAGACGGTTTCAACCTCGCTCGACCTAGCCAACGCGCAGCAGGCCATCATTGAAGCGCAGCTCAAGACCGCCGCACCCTTTGGATCGACGTTCAAACAGGAAGTCCGCTCTGGCATGTATGACTGCATGCTGCTGGGCACGGGCGTGTGGATCCGCGCGTGGGAGCAGCGGACCATCAAGAAGCGCAAGCTGCGCCTGAAGGCGGGGCAGACGGCGCAGAGCGTGCCGTTGAACAATGACGGCGCCACGGCGACGGTGCATCCGCCTGATGACGCTTACGAAGAATACGACGACACGTACAAATGCAACTGGCCGGTGCTGGAACATGTGCCGTTGCGTCGCGTGCGCGTGGCGCCGGACTGCCGGCGCGGCAATATCCAGACTGCAAGATGGCGCGGGCGGCTGCTGTATCTGAACGCGTACGATCTTGACCAGTTCCGCGGTTGCGAGGGTTTCAACATCCCCAGCCGTGAGACGCTGATCAGGCTGACCACGCCGCAGAAAGATCCCGCGTCGCAAAACGTGCTGGATACGCAGACGGGATCGACCACGATCCTGCAGCGCTTCCCCACGTCGCCGCAGCAGGCGTATCCGGAATGGCAGACCCAGGCGTCGAACGTCGATCCGCTGGCGCAGCCGTTTGAGATTTTCGAGTACTTCACCAACAACCGCAAATGCTGGATCCTGGAAAACCAGCTCTGCATCATGAACGCGCCGCATGACGGCAAAGACATGCTTTCGCTTGTGTTCCGTGATGCGCCGGAATCGTTTTTCGGCTTCGGCATGGGGATGTGGCTGACCGACTTCCAGAGGATCTGCCAGGGCGTGGTGAATTATTTCTTTGACGACGCCAACCTGAAGCTGGCCGGCACGTACACCAGCGAGCAGGGCATGGACAACATGGGGCAGAATGCCTGGATTTATCCCGGCAAGGTCTTTAAGAAGACCGGCCCGAGCGGACTGGAGCCGATGAAGCGCGAGGCGCTGGGCTTGCAGCCGCTGGAGATCATCGCGCAGGTAAAGTCCTGGGCAAGCGGGATCTCGGGAGCGGGCGCGGGAATCCTGGGCTCGAATCCGGGTTCCACGGGCGACATGCGCACCGGCGAAGGCGTAAAGATGCTGGGCATGGGCGAAGGCATGAAGATGCAGGACCTGATCGACCAGTTCTGCGACCTGGTGCTGATACCTTTCTTGGAATATTGCGTTGAGAACAATAAACGGCTCACGCCAACCCAGCTGCGCTCGATGTTGAATGACACGCTGCTGAAAGAGATCAAGGCGCAGCCCATCGACCTGATCAACGCCAGCTACAAGATCACGATTTCCGCGGGCTCGCGACTGCAGGCGCGCAACGCACTCAACCAGAGCCTGGGATACATACAGAGCGTGCTGCAGCAGCCGGGCCTGAGCGATCAACTCTCCGTGCAGGGCATCAAGCTCAATTACGCGACGCTGCTGAAGATCATTTTTACGTCCACCGGCTTCCCGTACCAGTATGAAGTTTTTGAGCCGATGAGCGATGAAGACAAGCAGCGCCTGGCGCAGCAGCAATCGAACGGGCCAGCCAAGGCGCAACTGGAACTGGCCAAGATCGGCGCGCAGACGCAAGGCAAGATCCAGGCGCAGGAAAACCAGGGCGAGATCCGCGCGCTGCTGGAAGTCCACAAGAAACTGCTGGAACACACGATCGCGCAGGGACCAGGCGCGAGCGTGCCGGCGCCACGATAAAGGAGAATCCCCCATGCCACTGGAAAACGGAGAACCCACGGCCGCGGAAGTGATGGCGATCGGCAACCGGCTACTGGCGCAGAAAAGCGCGCCCGGCTGGTATGACCTGGTCGCGGTGGGCGAGCTGCTGAAACAGCAGGCGCGCGGGGCCGTCGACGATTACAAAGGAGCGGACAAGGACGAATTGTTTGACCTGGTGCGGCGCGCGCAGATTGCCGGCGCTTTCATCTCAGAGTTTTTCGGCTACGTGGAAAGAGCGATCGAGAACGCGCGGCAGCTCCCAGGCTTTGTGACTTCAGAGCCGCGGAAAGAGCCGGCGGAGCTGAGGATCGCCGGAAGTCACTAAGGATTTTTCACCACAGAGGATACAGAGGAACACGGAGAATTTTTATGAGCACAACCCCAACCCCCATTGAAGTGAAGATCCCTGACATGAACGACGCCAGGGCGTGGAATGAAGCGATCGTTGCCGGAGCGGAGAAGGCCGGCGTCGAACTGCCCAAGGCATTGCATGCAGCGGCGGGCGAACAGCCCGCGGCAGCAGCGACGGCAGCAGCCACCGACACGAAGAAAGACGATCAGCCGACGATTTACGAGACCACGATCACGGTCAACGGCAAAGAAATGACATTCCGCGACGCCGACGCGGCGAACGTACTGAAGCAGGTGGCCGCGGCAGTTGAAGCCGCGCAGCCCGCGCCGGCCGCGAAGGTGGAAGAGAAGAAAGAAACACTCACCGCGGCGGACATGTTCGACGTGGGCACGAAGCTGATCGCTGGCGACGCATCAGGGCTCGATACGCTGCTGGAGAAGTCCGGAGCATTCGAGCGTTACCTGGAGAAGCAGGGGCTCGATATCGGCAAGCTGAAAGCCGCGACGGAAAAAAGCCAGAGCGACACGGTAAACGATCAATGGAAGACCGCGACCGACCAGTTCACGGAAAAGGTGAAAGCCGGTGAGATCGACTTTCCCGGCGGCGCGCAGAACATGAAGATGATGGGCATCACGCTGGCGCAGCTCGGGCTGAAGCCATCACTCGACAGCATGGAGAAGGCCTGGGCGCACATGAAGAAGGAAGGCCTGGTCTTTTCCGTCGAGCCAGCCAAAGCCGGCGGCGAGAAGAAAGACGATCCACCGCCGCCGAAGAAGAAAGATCCTCCGGGATCCACGGCAGTGGGTGCGGCGGCCGCAGGCGGCAAGCCCGGCGGCGACAACAAGCCGGTCATCGATGCCAACCGCAAGTTTGAAATCGATCTGAGCCAGCTTAGCCCGCGGCAATACACCGAGGCGTACAACAACCTGATCCTCCAGGGCGTGAAGCCGGAGCAGATCGTGGTGAAGCAGTAATCCAGTTTTAGCCAAGCCGTTCCCCTCAACAGTTTTTATCCGGACCCCCCGCCGAATAACCCTCCCCCAATGGAGAGTTACCAGTGTCACAGTTCTTACCGCCCTCAGTTCAATCGGGCAACCTGGCGGGGTTTCCACAGATTGCCTATGACCGCACAGCAGTGCTGGAGTGGCAGGCCAACACGCCGGCCGTCGAGATGCTGTGCGACTTCAAGCCGATGCCACCGCGCAGCGGCCGCACCCTGCAGCTCTACGGACAGAAGCCTTACGGCGGCGCCACCAGTGGCGTTTCTGAAGGCGTTCCGCCCAATGGGTTGTCCATCAGCCAGGTCACCTCGCCGATCTTTGCCGACGAATTTGCCGACTGGATCGGCATCTCGAACGTCGTCGACAAGACCTTTGTGAGCGACATGGCCATCGACGCGAGCCGCAATCTGGGCTATCGCGGCGCGCTGACTTCAAACTTCATCGCCTTCAACGGCTTTGACACCATCGCCACGGCGGATTCCACCGCGCAGATCAATCTGGGCGATAACGAGTTCTTCCAGTCATCCACCGTGCGCCGCGGTGAAGCACAGTTGGTGGCCAACAACGTTCCTCCGCGCGAAGGCGGGCTGTACACGCTGGCCCTGAACCCGTTCCAGTCGTATGACATCATCAGCGACAACACGGCGGGCGGCGTTACTGACACGCTCAAGCGCAGCGAGAGCGGACAGAAGCAGCTTGAATCCGGGCAGGTGGCCAGTTACCAGGTCCTGGAGTGGAGCGGCAACCGCATCATCCGCACCAGCACCGTGCCCACTTACTCGAACTATCCTTCGAGCGGCAAGACCGGCTACGGCGCGTTCACTGTGGGCAGGGAAGCTCTGTTCGCCAGCGAGATCATGGGCTTCAAAGTCCCGCGCAACCCGAAATTTCCCGTGATGGTGACTCCGCTGGAGAAGCCGGACCTGTCCAACCCCACGCTGCAGATCCGGACGATCTGTTCGTATGACTTCTTCTTCGGCGTCGCCGGCCGTCCCAACACCAACTCGACCCAGGGCTTCCGCCGCTCCAAGTCGGAAGTTTCCGGAGTTTAACAAAAAACGCGCTGCCCCCATCACGCGAGAAAAAAAAGAGGAACAACACAAATGACAAATGATGGAGTAAAAGGTCTATTTTTTGGCGGCGTGCAGGGCAGCCTGCAGGCGCTGGCCCTGGGCACGTCGACCTCCGAGACTTCGTTCTCAATCAACGGCAACTCGGCCGTCAACCCGGCGATCGCCGCTTCGGCCGCGATCCTGAAGTTGCCGGACACGCAACCGGTGCTGGCGATCGGCACAGCCATTGCCTCGGTCTTTCACTGGGACAACGGCAGGCCGTTCATGATCCAGGGCTGGGGCACATGCAAGACCGGCGCCAGCGCCAACCTGACGCTCAAGCTCTACCAGGTGCCGGCGTCGGTTGTGTCCGCGGGCCTGGCTGCCGGATCGGTGAGCGGGTGCAACCTGCTGGCCACCAGCACCGCGCGCGCCGTGAACTCGACCACCGGAAAATTCATCTTCCAGGCCGAGCTGCAGTGGGATTCCGTCACCGGACTTCTCCACGGCTGCTTCACGGATACGATCAACAACCTGCTGGACGCCTGGGCTGCAACCACGGCCGTCACCACGGCCACTCTGGCCGATAACGAGCTGAACTTCCTGCTGAGCGCCACGCTTTCCAGCGGCAACGCTGCCAACGTGGTCACTCTGTATGAGTTCGCTCCCATGAACGTGTAGAGAACCTAAAACCGGCCGCGAGCCCGACCACGCGGCGAGCGGCCGTGCTCCAAGCGCCCGATACTGCCAATTTGAGCAGTACTGCCTGAGCGGTGTGGAGCGAAGCGACAAAAAATGACGATTGACTACCTTCAGCCTCCGCTCGGGTATCTCTTGCGCATACCCTGCGGTGACCACGCCGTCGATTCTCCGCTCGACGAGGCCGCTAGGCTTCGCGCGGAAGAGGCGGCGGCGTTTCTCCGCTTTGAACGTATCGGCCGGATCTACTCAGTAGACCGCCAGGCCGCGCGTGATACGGCGGAGACTGTCTGGTTGAGCTGTTCGCCAGGCTTCACCGATTACATCTGCGCCGGCACGGCGGAGATTTTCTGTGAGTGGCTCTCGAATCAGGATCGCGGGCTCCCCGGCGTCTTTGTCG